TCACCGACTTCTTCCACGAGATCGAGGAGCAGCCGGCCTGGCGCGCGAAAGCCGATCGCGAGATGGAGTACTACGACGGCAATCAGCTGAGCTCGGAGATCCTGCAGAAGCAGCAGCAGATCGGCATGCCGCCGGCGATCGAGCCGCTGATCGGGCCCGCCATCGACGCCGTGCTCGGCCTCGAGGCGAAGACCCGAGCCGACTGGCGCGTGCTGCCGGACTCGCAGGACCAGAGCGGCGACGAGGTTGCGCAGGCTCTCAACTTCAAGCTGAACCAGGCCGAGCGCCACAGCAAGGCCGACAAGGCCTGCTCGGACGCCTTCAAAACGCAGGTCGCGGCCGGCATCGGCTGGGTCGAGGTCTCGCGCAACCCGAACCCCTTCCAGTTCCCGTACCGGTGCAAGTCCATCCACCGCAACGAGATCTGGTGGGACATGCTGGCCACGGAGGAAGACCTCAGCGATGCCCGCTACCTGATCCGCCGGCGCTGGACGCCCACGGTGCAGGCCAAGCTGCTGTTCCCGGCCAAGGCCGACCTGATCGGCCAGGTGGTCAGCGGCTGGCCGATCTACGAGGGCCTCGGCACCACCGAGGGCGGCACCTCGACCGACCTGGTCAGCGCCTGGGACCAACAGCGCGGCTGGAGCGTCGAGGAGCAGCAGTGGCGCGACATGACCGGCAAGCGCGTGTGCCTCTTTGAGGTCTGGTACCGGCGCTGGAGCCGCGTGCTGGTGCTCAAGATGCCCGACGGCCGCGTCGTCGAGTACGACAAGCGCAACGCGCTGCACGTGCAGTTCGTCGCCATCGGCGCCACGGTGCCGGAATGGGCGATCGTGCCGAAGATGCGGATGTCGATGTGGATGGGCCCGCATCGCCTTTCCGATGGGCCGACGCCGTACCGGCACCAGAAATTCCCCTACGTGCCGTTCTGGGGGAAGAAAGAGGATCGCACCGGCGTGCCCTACGGTCTGGTGCGCGGCATGATGTACATGCAGGACAACGTCAACGCGACGAACAGCAAGCTGCGCTGGGGCCTGGCCGCGGTGCGCACGACGCGCACCAAAGGCGCCGTGAATGGCACGGATGCCCAGTTCCGGCGCGAGGTGGCGCGCGTCGATGCCGACATCGTGCTCGACCAGACCCACATGGCCAAGCCTGGCGCCACGTTCAAGGTCGAGCGCGACTTCCAGCTCAACCAGCAGCAGTACCAGATGCTGCAGGACTCGCGCGCCGGGATCTCGCGCGTCAGCGGCATCACCGCAGGGTTCCAGGGCGAGCAGGGCGGTGCGAACTCGGGCATCCAGCAGGCCACTCAAGTCGAGCAGAGCACGCAGGCCCTGGCCGATATCAACGACAACTTCGCCACCAGCCGCGCGGAGGTCGGTGACCTGCTGCTGTCGCTGCTGGTCGAGGACGTGATCGGCAAGGAAGAGATCGTCACCATCAAGGGCGACCCGCTGCGCGACGAGAAGCAGGTGCGGCTCAACGCGCCGGCCCAGGACGAGGACGGCATCACCTACCTCGACAACGACGTCGAGCGCACGAAGCTGAAGGTCGCGCTCAACGACGTTCCGAGCACGCCGAGCTACCGCAGTCAGCAGCTGTCGGCCATGTCGGAGGCCTTCAAAGCCATGCCGCCGCAGTTCCAGCAGGTCGCGATGCCGTATCTGATCGCACTCATGGACCTGCCGAACCGCGAGGACATCATCAAGGCCGTGCGCAAGGCTGCCCAACAGATGACGCCCGAGCAGATGCAGGAGCGCATCGACGAGGCCGTCAATCAGGCCCGCATGGCCGACGCCCGTGACCTCAAGCTGCAGGAGCTTTCGCTGCGGTATCCGAAGGAGAAGCTCGACGCCGAGATCGGGAAGATCCTGGCCGACTCTTTCAAGACCTACGTCGAGGGCCTCTATTCGGCCAACCAGACGGCGGCCACGATCGCTATGAACCCGGCGATTGCGCCGGTGGCGGACGCGGTGGCCGAGGCCTCGGGCTATCGGCCGCCAACGCCTGCAGGTGTCGATCCGAACCTGCCGGTGCCCGCCGGGCTGCCGCCTGCGGCGGTGGTGGATGCCATCGGCACGCCTGGCGTTGCGGAGAACACCAGTCCTGCGCTGCCGCCGGTGGCGCCTGGCCCTGGTTCGCCGATGGATGGCAGCGGCCGCGGGATTGAGACCGAGCGGACGGTCGATAACGTGCCGGGCTAGACGAGGTTCAATCGAAAAGTGCCAGCGGTCGCGAAGTCAAACGCCTGCGGGCCGACCTCCGGAACATCGAAGGTCATTCGCATATTGGAGCTGAATTTTCCGATGAAGTCCTGCCCCGCAAGATGACCTGACGCCTCGATGGCAATGTCGACCGTGAAGTCTGAGAATGCTTCGCCTTCTTTCCAAGTGTTGATGTCGAGCGAAGGTGTTCCCTTGGGAACGATAAATTTCGGAGAAGCACGAAAAACGGATGGCCTCTCTGGATCAGTGGACAACGCATTGTCGTCCGTGGCGAGCTCGACCAGGTTGAGGCCAATTTGCTCGTTGAATGTTTGAAGAGGGGTGACGCCCACTTCGGTGCGGTAGGTGACAGCAATTCCGCCCCCAGGCCTTCGCGTCGCGGTGCCATCCACAATGTTTGTTGTCATCAGGTCCACTGGTGCAACTTTGGGTTCCACCCATTCAACTTTGAGTCGCCCGCTGCTGATGCGTACTGTCGATCGAAGGCCGGGACCAAGTGGCTCACCTTCGTCGATCACGACGTCTGGGTGGTCGCGAAGCATTGCGGCCGGGCTGAGGATGCCGGCGATCGCCCCAATGCGCTGCGCGATCTCCTCATACGCAAACTCCAGGATGGCCGGTGCGTCCGGGCCCCGATTGGTCGCGTAGAGCCGGAAGTGGCGTCCATTGGTGACGAGGAAGTAGACGGCTCGGACCTGAGGGTGGTTCGCGTAAGACCATGCCTGCGCCTCTACAGCCGCGTCTAGAGGCGCGGATGGAGCCTTGGCTTCGATGACCCACCGAACCCGACCGCCGGCCTCAAGCACGTAATCGGCTTTGCCGCGCACGGGTGGGTCGGTAGCCTTCTCACGGCCGAGCTGCACTCGGCTATACGCGAGTCCGAGCTCTCGAATGACGTTGTGCTCGGTTCCGGTTCGATACCCCAATTTCTTGATGAGAGGCGCAATCACCTCCTCACGTACGTCCGTCTCGTTCATCGCAACGAAAACAGGTTCTGACTTCTCCATGGTCTATCCCTCCTGTGGGGAAGCGTAGCGCAGGGTGATATCCCACCCCCACTAGGGTTCGCCCGCTTGTTCCTCCCTCGACACCATCACGCCCAGCAACGCCATCCCGGCGAAGCAACCACCAAGACCTTTGGCGGCCACGGCGAGATGTGGCAAGGAACTGGAACACATGGCAAACATCGAGCAGCTACTGGAACAGCACGCGGATGCCGACGGCAACGTGAGCGACGAAGCGATGGCGCGCCTCCTGACGGGCGGCCTCGAGGGCGAAACCGCAGCACCACCGGCTGCGGAAACCGGCGCGCCCGCCGCCGGCACCGACGCAGCGAACCCTGACAACGACCCCGCGACAGCACCGGCTGCACCAGCACCCGCGCCTGCAGCAGATGCACCGGCCTCCGCGCCGGCCGCGCCGCCTGCAGATGCACCGGCGACCACGCCTGCCCCGGCACCCGCTGCAGCTCCCGCTGCGGCGGAGTCGGAGCAGGTGATCTTGGCGAAGGATGGCAAGCACACCATCCCGTACCAGAAACTGGTGAGCGCGCGGGAAGAAGCGAAGGCGGAGAAGGCGCGCGCCGACGAGGCGGAGCGCCAGGCAGCGGAGCTGCGCGACCAGCTGGCGAGGGCGAAAGCTCCCGCCGCCGCGTCGGCGCCGGCCGCTGCGCCTGCGGCCCCCGAGGCGCCGTTCGGCGACTACTCGGACGAGGCGGTGAGGAAGGGCGTGAATCAGCTCGTGGCGGATGCCCTGGGCAAGTTCAAGTCCGAAGTCGCCGCTGAGCTCGAGCCGGTCAAGAAGCAGGCTGCCGAGACCGCCGCCGAAGCGCACTTCCGCGCCATCTACAGCAAGCACCCCGACACGGATTCCGTCGTCGAGAGCGCCGAGTACCAGCAATGGCTCACCGCGCAACCGTCGATCGTGCGTCGTACGTACGAAGCCGTGCTCGAGAAGGGGACTGCTGCAGATGTGATCGAGATGCTGGATGCCTACAAGGCTGCTCGACCCGCCACCGCGCCCGCGCCGGCGCCTGCCCCCGCCGCGGCACCTGCCCCGGCCGTGGACCCGCAGAAGAAGGCCGACCAGGTCATCGCCACCGTCAAGCCGAAGACGCCCACCAGCCTGACGGATGTTCCGGCCGGCTCGCAGGCGGTCCACGACGAAGCGGAAGCGATGGCCGAGATGAGCCCGCTGGACCTCATGGCCAAGTTCGAGGGCAAGACGCCCGCGCAGATCGAAGCCCTGATGCGTCGGCTGGTTTGACCACACCCCGCCACACGGAGTCTTGAATGTCGAAAACCAACATCCCGTACGGCTCGCCGCTCGCGCTCAAGGCGCAGTCGGTCGGCCTCTTCGCTGCCACCATGCAGCGCCTCACGCAGATCAACCGGCTCACCGGCCAGATGCCCACGCAGGCCGACGCCGAAAGCAAGCTGCGCGTGCAGTCCAGCACCGACATGCCGATCGTGCGATGCATGGACCTGACCAAGGTCGCCGGTGACGAAGTCACCTTCGACCTTGTGAACCCGATCGGCGGCAAGCCGATCATGGGCGGCCGCATGGCCGAGGGCCGCGGCGAGCGCCTGGATCTTCAGCAGGACAAGCTGCGCATCAACCAGTCGCGCAAGCCGATCTCGGCTGGTGACACGATGACGCAGCAGCGCACGCCCCACCAACTGCGCCAGCTGGCGCGCGCGGCCGGGCAGGGCTACATGCTGCGCCTGGAAGACCAGCGCACGCTGGTGCACCTCGGCGGCGCCCGCGGCTTCCACAACAACATCGAGTGGGCGGTGCCGCTCGAGACCGATCCGGACTTCCCCGAGATCATGGTGAATCCGGTGAAGGCGCCGACGCGCAACCGCCACTTCATGTCGACCGGTACCGGCATCGAGCAGATCAAGGCCTCGGGGAACGAGATCTCGATCGCGACCACGGACGTGATGAACATGGACGTGGTCGATGCGATCGCCACGGTGATCTCGTCGATCCCGCTGCCGCCCCCGCCCGTCAAGTTCGAGGGCGACTCGATGGCCGACGACGCGCCGCTGCGCGTGCTGCTGGTCTCCGCCGAGCAGCACATGTCCTTCGTGAAGTCGGGCAACTTCCGCCAGCTGCAGGCCTCGGCCATGGCCCGGGCCCAGCAGGCGAAGAACAACCCGCTGTTCGTGGGCGATGCCGGACTCTGGGCGAACGTGCTGCTCGTGAAGATGCCGAAGCCGATCCGCTTCTATGCGGGCAACGTGCTGCGGTGGTGCGCGAGCCTCACCGACGAGACCGAGACGGCGACCGACGTGGTGCCGGCGAGCTTCGGAACCGCGTTCGCGGTCGATCGCGCCATCCTGCTCGGCGGCCAGGCGCTGGCCGAGGCCTGGGGCAAGAACAGCCGCTCCGGCAACCCGTTCTTCTGGAGCGAGAAGGAGCTCGACCACGGCGACAAGCTGGAAGTGCTGATCGGCTCCGTCGGCGGCAAGAGCAAGGTGCGCTTCGACGTGAACTACGGCGACAGCTACCAGCCGACCGACAACGGCGTGATCGCGATCGACACCGCGGTCGCCATCGCCGGCCAGTGATCAGCGGGGCCGGCTGCGGCCGGCCCTCCTGACACTTTTCACCAAACGAATCAGGAGCCTCAACATGGCAACCATCTCCCGCAAGTTCTCGTCGACGCAGTTCGGCGGCACGCCCTACGGCAACAAGACCACGCACCACTTCGTGCTGGAGACCAACGCCGCCGGCGCAGTCGTCAACAGCGACAGCACGGCCGCGATCGGCGCCACCGACAAGGTGCGCCTCGGCATCCTGCCGCAAGGCTTTCGCCTTGACGACGCCATCGCCATCATCTCGGACGCCTTCACGGCCACCATCACCGGTGACCTCGGCTTCGAGTACGTGGACGGCGTCGACGATGCCGCGGTGCCGCAGGACGCCGACTACTTCTTCGCCGACCTCAATGCCGCGGCGACCGGCCGCACGCGCATGACGCTGGCGAACAAGCCGGTCACGCTGCCGAAGGACGCCTACCTGATCTGGACCAACCAGGTCGCGGCGCACGCCTCGGTCGGCCGCGCCGACTTCTACGTCGACGGTGAGGACCGCGGTCCGCTGTAACCCCTTTCGTCGAGGGCCCGTTCTGGGGCGGGCTTCGGTCCGCCCCTTTTTACTTCCGCAGGAGATACCGATGAACCGAGAACAGATCGCGCAGGTGGCCCACGAGGTGAACCGCGCCTACTGCGCCTCGCTGGGCGACACCAGCCAGCCAGCCTGGGCTGACGCGCCGCAGTGGCAGCGCGAGAGCGCGCTCGCCGGCGTCGACATGCACCTCAAGAATCCCGACGCATCGCCGGAGGCCAGTCACCTGAACTGGTACGAGGCCAAGCTGGCCGATGGCTGGGTCTACGGCGAGGTCAAGGACACCGAGAAGAAGGAGCACCCCTGCATGGTGCCCTACGAGGAGCTGCCGCCCGAGCAGAAGGCCAAGGACTACCTGTTTCGTGGCGTCGTGCACGCCCTGGCCGGCGTCGCTGCGGCCGAGCCGCCCGTCGAAGGCAACGTCGCGCCTCCGGCGTTCCACCGACCCATTCCCGCGGGCCAGTCGGTACCGGCGCAGGGCGTGCGCTACATCGGCCGCCGGGAGACCCACGACGACACGCTGTACGGCTCCGGCACGTGGGCGCAGGGCCAGGTCAAGCCGGTGTCGGCCGCGCTCGGCCGCCGGCTTCTGCGCCACCGCGACGTCTTCGAGGAGGTCGAGCTCAGCGACCCTGTCGTGGCCGGCGCGGTCGTGCAGCCCGTCAAGGCGGGCGAGACGCCCGACGAGGCATCCCAGGCGCTGCGCGATCAGGTGCAGAACATGGACAAGGCCGCGCTGAAGGAATTCGCGCAGACCCACTACCGGGTGAAGGTCGACGGTCGCCTGTCGCTGACGGACACCCGCTCGCACGTCATCCAGCTGATCGATCGCTACGGCGCGAACTGATCATCCACCGAAAGGAATTGCCAATGAGCACCGACTCCATCGAGAACGCCATCCTGGCGGCTGGGAAGACCGCCCCACGCGTCACGCCATCCGACATCGAGGCCGCCATTGCCGGCATCTACTACTTCACCGCAGCAAACGGAGCCGATGGTGCGCGCCTGGAGCGGCGTGGCCACCTCGCCGGCGCTGGTGATCAGCACGAAGAACTGGGTCTGCTGACCTTCTGCGTGCTGGTGCTGCGCAACGGCTTCACCGTCACCGGCGAGAGCGCCTGCGCCAGCCCGGAGAACTTCGATGCCGAGATCGGCCGCCGCATCGCGCGCGAGAACGCTGTGCAGAAGGTCTGGCCGCTCATGGGCTACGCGCTCAAGCAGCAGCTCCACGACGCCGCGAAGGGCTGAGCTATGACCCTCGCCGAACTCATCGAGTCGTTCCGTGTCGACTCCGACGATCAGTCGGGCAACGTTGACGGCGGCGACGCGGACGCGCTCTGGAAGGACGCCGATCTGGCGCGCTGGTTCGGCGAGGCCGAGGAGGAGGCCGCCATTCGCAAGCGGCTGCTCTTCGACGACTACACCCTGGCCATCGTGCAGATCAACGTCGTGGCCGGGCAGAGCTCATATCCGCTCGACTCGCGCATGTTCGAGATCTCGCGCGCGCGCCTCCTGAACGCGAGCACGGGGCGATTCCTCGAGGATCTCCACATCACCACGCGGGACGTGCTCGACCAGACCTGCCCGGGTTGGCGCGATCAGCGTCGGCGGCCCCAGGCCATCGTTCAAGACGATACCCGCGTGATGCTGCCCGGCATCGTGGATCGCGCCTACACGCTGCGCCTCGAGGGATACCGGACGCCCCTGGTGCCGATCACGCAAGAAAGCGACCCCGAGGGTATCGTCCCCGAGATCGCAAGCATCCATCACCGCTTCCTCGTCCACTGGGTTCTGTACCGAGCCTACGGCAAGCAGGATGCCGACTCTTTCGACCCCGCGCGCTCCCAGCGCGCACTCGATGCCTTCGAGCAGTACTTCGGCCTGCGGCCCGACGCTGATCTGCGCAAGGACCAGCAGGCGGATCAGCCGCATCACAACGTCGCCTATTGGTGACCACCCATTAGGGTTCGACGCTCACGGGCGTGGCGGGAAAACTGCCGGCCAATGGTGTCTCGTCTTGTCCCCGTCGGTCCACTGCTCGGCCTGAACAACAGGCTGGCGCGGACGCACATGCTCGTAGAGGCCGGGGCGTTCCTGCGTGTCGCGCGCAATGTCGAGCTCAAGGCCGACGGCTTTCTGCGCTCGCGCGCCGGCTTCGCGCAGGCCGCGGCCGGCGGCTTCCATTCGGCGTGGTCGGATTCCCGTGACGCCTACGCCGTTCGCAACGACGACCTCGTGCACCTCAGCGCGCGCCTCGGGCAGACCGTGGTCGTGGCCGGCGTCGGCAACGCCCGTGTCAGCTACGTCCGCGCGCCCGATGGCTTCGTCTACTGGACCAACGGCGAGCGCATCGGCCGCCTGCAGGGCGCCACGGCGCGCGAGATCGTCACGCCGACGCCCAATCCCGTGCCCGTTGCCAGCGCGGCCGCTGGCGGCCTGCCGCCGGGCCGCTACCAGGTCGCCTTCACGGCGCTGGACGCCGACGGCGAATCGCCGACCACCGAGCCGCAGCAGGTTGACCTTCCCGAGGGCGGCGGCATCACCTTCGCCGGCCTCACGGGCAGCGCACGGGTCTACGCCACCGGGCCCGACGGCGAGGTCTTCAACGAGATCCCGGCCGGCGACTTCCTGACGTTGGACAACTTCGGCGCGCCGTGCGCCACCTTCATGCTGGCCACGATGCCGCCGGGCCGCGCCATCGCCTGGCACAAGGGCTCGCTGCTGGTCGCGCGCGGCCCCTACGTCTACGTCAGCGAGCCATACCG